TACCTGAGTTTGACCAAAGCAGAGTTGTTTTTGACGGCGACACTCCAATTGCATTAGTCTCCAACGAATTTGGGTCTGTTGGTTTATGGGTAACAAAGCCGAATCAAAGACAAGGCATCGGGTCTGAATTGTTAGCGCGATTTATGAAAGAAAATCCCCACATGAAGTTGGGGAAAATGACACCGGCAGGCGAGAAAGTGAGTCGTGCTGCATATCGCAAGCTAGCCAAGGGTCAGACCATACTTGCCGAAGTACCTATCGAAAAGATAAATGTAGCTAAGTTGAAAATGTCAAATGATGTTTACGATTTAACGCCCGGTGATATGGACCCACGGTTATTACACCCAACGCGGCACTCAGGTACAATATCAGCTACGGATTCGGTTGGTAATGCGGTCGGCGCGGTAGACTATCGAATAGTGGGTGACGAAGTACACATAAAATACATTGGTGTAAATCCACAATATCGGAGGCAGGGCGTAGGCACGAAACTAATAGAAACGGTAGAATCAAACTTTGAAGGTAAAACGATTGTTCGCGGCATAACTACTCCCGAAGGTAGCGAATTTCTTGAAGCATACGACAACGCTGTAGAATTGCGTGCGGCTGGACTTGCAGCACAAAATGATCTTGTAGCCGCAAATAAGGCGGCAGCGCAGGCTACCCGGCAATTGGATAATGTATCTGAAAAAGCTGCTTTAGCTATGGCAAGAGTTGATGATAGCGTGGAAACTAAACGATTGAATGGTATCATTAAAAGAGAAGGTATCTACATCGACGATAACACACGAAAAATAAACACAATTGAAAGTAACCAGAAATCTTTAATGGAGAGAAAAGCTACGGAAATAAATCGTAGAGGTAAGCCACTAAAAACAACTCTTGCAGAGGAAAAAAGGCTTACACGAAATATAGATTCTGTACAAAAAGAAATTGAGGCGTCTAAACGTCGCGCACTTAAAGCTAAAAAAGATTTACAGCGCAGGGAATTACATAAGCAACTTCAACTTAAAAAGGCGCACGAGAAACGGGAGCGTTTGCAAGTTATAAAGAATAGAAGGAAAGTTCAAGATGACAAAATAGTTAAGGCTAAAATACTACGTGAACAAAAGGCGAAGGATAGGGCGTTAGAAGTTAAACAGTTGGATGAAAAAGTAGTTGTAGCTACCGATAAAAAGAAATTAGATTTAGATACCGCACATACAAAAGCAGAGGCCGCTAAGGTAGATGATGCAAAACTTGCGCAGACACAAAAAGAAAAACAAGAGGCCCTAGTAAAAGATTTAAAGGCAAAAGCAGACAAACAAGCTGCCGAACAAAAAAAGGCACAAGAAGAACATAAACAAAATGAAGAAGATAAGGCTAAAAAAGAAGAATCATTACGATTGGCTAAGATAAAGAAACAGGCCCTTGAGGAAGAACAAGCCAAGGCGGAGGTGGCCGAAAAAGCACGCATTCAAGCGGAGCAAGATAGCCTTGCCGCAGCACTTAAAAAAATGGAGCAAGATGTACTAGATGCAATTGAGGCAGCCACTAATTCAAACCTACGCTTACAAGCACTGGCTTTACAAGCGCGGCAGGAGGCGGCTAAACTCAAAGCGGAAAAAGCATGGTTTAAATACAAGCAGGCTGCTGAAAGTGCATCGTCTGCAAGTTCACTATCGGATGCCGCAGACGATGAACTTGATTTAACGGAAGAAGCGCTAGAATATCTTATAGATGATTTACACGTAGACGTAGTTGCTATGCGAAGACATGCGGCTTCACTGAAACTAGCAGCTATGCGTAAGGCCGACGAATTAGTAGAGGCACAGCTAGAATATCGAGAAGCCTATTCTATGTTTGAAAAAATGAGTAAATTACGAGAAGTTGAAGAAATGGGGGCGCTATAAAATGGATAAGAAGGAAAAAAAAGAAGGTCAAAAAAAGTATTGGCAATATTTAACAGCGCAATATGAAAAAAGGCAGGGTCAAGATTTGGAAACTCCTTTATTCGCTGCATTAGAGGTAGCTACTCAACAACTTAAAAAACAAAGAATAGCTGATTTGGGGGAGCGCCCTAAACCTTTACCTAAAAGAAAAACTAAGCGGAAGAAAAAGAAGAAATAATATGGCTACTAAATTAACCGTGGAAGAAATGAAACTTATCTTGACTGAACTTGTAAACAAAAAACCTTTGAGTATCAAAACTCCCGAAGGCCGTGCCCTCAGAAAAGAATTTGAACGTGATTTGGAGGATGCCCGAAAAAAGGGGCACGTGTTAGATTTTCCACACGATGGGATGGATAAGTAATCATGTTATCGCCTGAAGAACTCGAGAAAATTTTTATCGAGGCAATGACTAATCAGCCACCTTCGATTACGACTAAGGAGGCGCTATCACAACGTGCCCGGTTTGCATCTGAAATAAAGGAGGCACGGGAGCAGAATATAAGGCTAGAAATCCCCTTTGAATGGCCTTAATGTGTGCAGACGTAGGCACCTAAGAATCTGCGGTTGCGTGTTTTCTCCTTTTTCGGTAGACTTTATCGCGAAATTTCAATTCCTTGGAGAGACTACAAATGCCAAGACCGGGAAGGGAACTTTTACACTTAACCGCCCCAGTTGCGCTTTCATCGGATGATGACTCAACCAATAAGGCAGTCGTCAAAGGATTCGCATCTGTAGAGAAAAGTGAATCAGACAGAAGCGGTGATGTAGTACCGCCAGATGAGTTTGACATCGAGAAATTTATGGTGTCGCCAACTTTGTTGGTTAATCATAAGTTTTGGTTGGATGATTCCGGTAACGGTATTGCAGCAGGCCGCCCTACGCAAATGCACGCGGTTAAAATTGCAGATATCAAAAGCGACAATGAATGGGGAGTTGTTGACTTAAAAACAAAATCACAAGTCAATACATTTCCCAAGGCTCAAATCCCCAGCTTAAAACCGGGGGATCGTGGGTTATTCGTTGTCGCCGATGTTACTGTAGACGAAGTAGCAAAAATGGTCCGTAATGGAGAATTAGCTACTTTTTCTTGGCGCGGTTTGGTGACAGTTGCATATCGTGTAAATGATGTGGGACGAACCGAGCGTGTCTTGACTGACATTGATTTGTATGAGGTGAGTTTAACACACATACCAGATCAAACTTCTGCCCAAGCAGTCGTTGTTAAATCAGCCGATGGAGTAGGGCGCAAGCACCCCTTAAATGTGTATTGCGTAAGACTAGAAAAAAGTAAGTATGAAAGCGAAGATATAGCACTTGCATATCTTCGTACCCACGATTTACAAACCGACTCTGTAAAAGATGAAAACGGTTCATTTTACGGTTTTCAGCGCGAGCAATCCGACTTTGACGCCAACCGACTTGTAACGGTGAAAATGGCCGATGGGATACACGTGATTGCGGGACCGCTGAAGCAAGACATCGACCCTTTTTCTTGGGCGACACGTTCTTTAGGTACCGATGAAACAGAAAAACTCGCTACCTTAAACCCCCCAGACAGTAACACAAAGGATACTGATATTATGTCCGACGATACACAAAAAGAAGATATTGCAAAAGAAGCGGAGGCCCTTGATTCCTTTGGCGATTCTCTCGCAGAGAAAACCGCACAAGGTGTAGCCACCGCCTTAGCTCCTGTATTTGAATCCTTAACCGAATCCCTAACGGCAATGGGCACGAGTATGACTTCTCTGGTAGAGAAGGCTGTTAATCCATTCCCGCCAAAAGAGGATGAGGATGAGGAAGAAGACGAAGACGAAAAGCCGGTAGCCAAAAAAGCTAAAAAGAAAGCGGCTGCCGTTGAGGATGAGGATGAGGAAGATGAGGAAAAAGCCCCTGTTAAAAAACAGGCAAAAAACGGAAAAGAAGAAACGGAAAAGGAAAAACAGGAAGTTGGAAAATCTGCCAACTTCGACGAAGTTATGGGAGTTCTTAACGCTTTGGCCAACAACTTGAAATCTACACAAGATCAAGTTGTTGATATTGCTAAAACTGCGGATGGTTTGTCCAAGGCTACCCCCAATGATATTGGGAGAGATGAAAGGTTGGCTGTAGAAAAGTCTGCCGGACACGACCCCAATTCCGTTTTTGATTCTGCCTTTCCATTCATAGGCGGAATTTCCTAGTCCGTTTTTTCAGGAAGTTTTTTACAAGGGATTTGATTTATGTCGAATATGGAAATCAAACTTCCGCTGCGAGAACTTATGAGCAAGAGCGCGGTTGATTCGTCCTCTTTGCCCAATAGCGTTCTCAATCGGGAGCAAGCGAATCGATTTATTGACCTCGTTGTCAATGAGTCTGTACTTTTACCAAAATGCCGAACGGTACGAACCAATCGTAACAAAGGCGAAATCAACAAACTCGATCTTGGAACGATTGTTACCGAAGGTGCGCACACCACAAGCAGCGCATCAACACGAGTCCCCACTGAATCGGTTGTGACTTACGACTGCGAAAAATATCGTAGTGCGTTCGATCTGAAAACCGATTTCATGGAAGACAATTTGGAGCGCGCCGGAATTCGTGACACGCTTCTAAGTATGTTTTCAAAAAGAATTGCCATCGATACGGAGTTGGCTGCCATTGAAGGTGATGACTCTTTATCGACTGGTGACGCCCAGACTGCCGAGAATAATCTTCTTGGTGTAAATGATGGTTGGAAATCCATTCTTACTGGCCGCGTTCCGGCTGCACAGCAAATCGATTCTGCCGGCGCAGCGCCTTCTAAAGTTTTGTATTACGACATGAAGCGACAGATTCCGTCTCGTTATCGGGCAGCCAAGCCTAATTATGTTTGGGTGGTTCCATCGGGACCGTTTGACAAGTGGAAACTTGATTGGAGTGACCGCGAGACTGCTGGTGGTGATTCTGCTTTGAGTCAAGGACTGGCTCCAGGCCCTTGGGGAATTCCTATGTTGGAAGTCCCCTTGATGCCCGAAGATTTGACGTATGGCACAGCCGGTGTAGATGGTTCGCAGATTTGGCTAACGCCACTTCAAAACTTGATTTATTTTGTCCAACGTGACATCACGATTGAGTTTGATCGTCAGCCCCGCGCCGATGTTTGGGAAGTGACTATTCATTTCCGCGTCGATTTCGAGGTTGAAAATAGTCAGCTTGCGGTTATTGCTAACAACGTGGCAATGAGCGGCAACGATTACACTGGTTAATTTTAGCTAGTCTAAGTCCGTCAATTTTAGGACTAGGCGGGCGCGTTTTAACGTCCCGCCTAGTCTTTTTTTGTGTGGGGGATATATGCGGGGATTCGACACGCTACCACAAACGGACGCCCCCAATTACAAACTACCGGACGATTGGACCGGTATGAAAATTTGCTTGAAGTGGACCGGGGGTGTAGGTGATGTTTTAATGGCAGTGGGAGGCGCAGCACTTGCCTTAAAAAAAAAGGATTGCCATATTACCGCTTGTGTAATGCCTCATCATGTCCCCCTAATCGAAAAATTAGAGGGCGTTGACACGGTTATTCCCGGCGTGAAACTAAATCAGATTCAAGTACGAAACTCGTTTGAAGTTATTATCGATTTTGCATTTTCAATTAACAACTCAAAAGAAATACGAAAGGGAAAATACTATGAATTATTAAGTAACCACATCGGATTGAATTTAAGTCCCGGTAGATTTAAGTCAATATTGCGGAAGGATAAATCCAAGACAGATAAAAAATCAGTACACATTCACCCATCCGCAAGTAACCCCAATAGAAGATGGGACGATGCAAAATGGAAAAATGTAGCATATAAGTTGAGGGATTGGGGATACCATGTTGTGTGGATAGGTACCAAAGATGAGTACGGTTTTTCTGACGATAGAATAACTAAATTAAGCGACACTTCCGATGATCTAGTTTGGCAAGTAGAACAAATTGCAGATTCCGCAGATTATTTTATAGGATGTGATTCAGGGTTTGCGCACGTTTGCGGTTTGTTAGGCATCCAGGGGCTAGTTTTATTCTTTACTACGGATTCCGAAAGTGTAATTGGTATGTACCCATCGATGCGGGGATTAGATTGTTATGCCGCGTTGGGGGCATATCCTACTAGAACTTTAAAATCGCATTGTGCGGTGGGGTCTAGGTGTTCAAATTCCATGACAGCAAACGATGTTCTACGGAACTGCCAAATCCCTATAATAGAGGAACTAGAAATGCCTCGCGATTTAACTCCTGCAAATCAATTACAAATTGGAATATGCGGTGCTACTGCGCAGACGGACGTTATTGCAAATTTTCTTGCTCAGAGTTGTCGAGTTGAAATTTTAGATGTTTATCCAGAATACGACGACGAGTTTGATATCTTCGTCGAAGTACGCGACGACAAGGTAAAAATAATTACGCCCGGCGGGATCGAAGCAACTGTAAACGCAAACCATCCCGAAAATATAAAAAGAGCAATCCGAGAAATTTTAGGCCGAGGATGATACATCATGTCAGCTAAATCGTTTCGATTATTAAACGGGGAGATGCTTGCTTTTGTGTTCACTGTTTTGGTAGTTCTTGCTTCTATTTCGGCTAGCTACGGTGTAAGCCAACACCAACTAAATAAACACGAAGCAAGGTTAGCGGCTGTTGAACACGATGTAAATAAGAATGAAAATCTTTTAATTAAAATTGCTAATGATGTTTCGTGGATTGTTAAACAAATAAAAAAAACAAACGGAGACTAACAAGATGGCAACCGCCGGCACATTCACAACGTCAACAGCGGCAGCGGGATTTTTTTCCGATGCTGACGGCGTAACTACGATTCGATGCGTTAATAATGATTCGTCAAATTCGATTGATATAAACGTGGAAGGGCTACACGCTGCGGGCGAGTATTACCGACTAGCCCCCAAGGGATCGGGAAACTCCCATATCGCAGAATTTACGATTGCCCCGCTTGGTATTAAATCGGCAACTGCAAAATCAACAGCGGCGACCCCCGAACTGCTTTATGGCGTTGTCTCTATTGACCCGAGGAGCTAGACAATGGCAATAGTTGGAGCGTATGGAGGAACCGCCGGTCAAATTAGTTTTGATTCGGGGGATGGTAATGTAAAAATTATGTCGATTCCCGATGGCGCAACTTCCGTGACCGTTAAGAACACATCTAACGCTGCGCAGTTTGGATTTGTTTGGATTCCCGGCATTCATCGCGTTGAAGATGGGCAGACTGGGATAGCATACGCACAGTGGGCCTATTTGTTTGCACCGGTTATTGGCGTGACTACCGATAACACCTTTACGCTTCGTCCGAACGGAATAAAAGAAGTGTGGGCTAGGACTTCGGCTGGCGGGGGCTACCCTTGCACGCTTTCGTTTGGAGTAACCGAAAAAGCAATCACAACTAACTACACAACTCGCAGAGATTGCAGGTAATAAAATGGCAACATTCAGTGCGGGTGACATTTCCGTATCGACAACCGAGACAGTTATATGGGAAGATTCCCAAGGTGCTTCATCTGTGTTTATTATGAACGGCACATTTGGGCCGGGCCAAGACTTACACGTTCACGTTGACGGTCTACATGCCAGTGGCGAATATGTGAAACTTGGGATGATTGGCTATGGTTCCCAACTTGTAAGCTACGCAGTTTTTACCATACGACCGCGAGGTATAAAAAAGATCACTGCAAAGCGTCTTTCGAGTAGTGGCTCCGCATACGTTCACACACTGGAAACATAAAAAATGTCTCACCAGATCAAATGTACTCTTAGGGTTTACGATGAAAACTCTAGTGGCTTGCTTAGTCAGTTTGACGAAATGATAGGCAGGTTGTATTCGGTGTCTAGCGATGCAGCGATTCCTAACGTAGAGATTGAAGGTTTAACTACGGTTGGTAAGGAATACATTTTAGACGCTGGCTCAGAGGAAGATTGTCATAGGGCAAGGCACGCGTTGCGTTGTAATTGCCCCGCGCCATTTGAAGTAATGCTGCATCGTTCGCATTGGACAGTTGAAGAACTAGGACACTAAGGGGACACCATGGGAAATTATGCAGTTAATGCAGACATTACAGGATTCAAAATCGATGGGTCTACAATTGATCTCACGCAATACACTGCCGCAGAAATTACTGCCGAGATAGTTTTTGCCGAAGCTATGATCGATGAAATTTGCGAGGACATTTTTTACTCAAAAAATGCAACTCATTATTTTGATGGTTTGGGAAATGTAAAGCTATTTTTCTCTCCAAAGGTTAAAGCGAGATTATTAACCATCACATCCGTAAAAGAATTAGATTTAGATGGCTCAACTGTACTGGACACCTTTGTTGAAAATACCGACTATAAAGCGTATCCGTTTTATCTTGAAACCGCCCGAAGTTTTAGCGGTGATACACCTCGCCGGCGATTTGGTACGGGGGGACGTTGGCCTAAAGGTCAAAAAAATATTCAGATCATAGGTGCTTGGGGTCATTCTGCGGTCCCTGCCGATATAAAACGAGCAACTATTCTTTTAACTTTGGAACGGCTAAAACCGGGATCAACAAATCAGACCCCCTCTGAAATTATGCAGTCGGGGTGGGGTGATTTTCAGGTTACGTTTAAATCCGGTTCTGGGATTGTTAGTGGTCAAGAAACTGGGCTAGTTGAAGTTGATCGGCTTTTGCGTAGACATTACAACGACATCGATTTGTTCTTAGTGGTTCCTACCGAGCATGATAGCGGAGGGGGCGCATTGTGAAATCGCGTATTCCGATCCGTGAATTTAATCAAAACATTTCTGTTGTTCGGAAGATAGAAAGTGATGATGGTTTTGGTGGAATAACGCTTACCAATAGCACTGTTTATTCTAGCCGAAAATGTCGCATTACCACTATGTCGGACAAAGACGAGCGCGAGGCTTTTGGATCGGCCAGCGGTCGGTATTGGAACGTGGCCCTAGAAGTATCGCGGGGGGTGGAACGTACTGATTTTATAGTTGTTCCGTGGGGTACTTATCCTAACATCGAAACGGCGGGAGGTTTACCGGGGGAGTTTCCGCCGAAGGTTGTGATTGGTACACCTGCGGGGGCTAAAACTTTAATTTGGTATCATGCCGATTCAAAATATAGTGATGCGAATGCAAACAACGACCCCGCAAATATTTACACGGTTCATTGGGCAGGTTCAAATTGGAGATTCATAGATACGGTTGCCGGAACCACTTATAATTTTAGTACCGATTATGAACAGCATCATAACATTTTTAATTTGAATTGGGTTACTACGGTGACCGGTGGTGCCTATTCGGTTACTTCACAAACCGGAGCTATCCGCGATTATCGTATTGTGTTTTTTCGGCACGTTAAAGATGATCGTGGAGGACTCCACCATACAAGTTTAATTATGGAATTAGACCAAATCGACAACGAGGACGAATGAATGGCTTTAAGTAGTGGCATCACGGTGACGTTGAATAAGTCCAGAGTTGAGAAAGCAATATTTAAATTGTCGCTGGACGTTCCCAAAATAGTAGGCGCTGCGATGTACACCACGGGATTTGCGGTGCTACGCCCTTACGGCCAACAATTACTACGAAAGAACAAAACTATTTATAGTGGTGCTTTGAGACAAAAATTAGCGGTACGTTCTAAAGTAGCCACCGAAGCCGAAGGCTTACCTACAATTCAGTTTGGCTCTTTTGGGGTAGCCTATGGCATATATGTAGAGGAGGGGTCAAAACCTCGATCCGTCAGTAGGTCAGAATTTACAAACTTAATTTTGTATATGCACCGCACTATTCTTAAAGGTGAAAGGGGTGATGATGCGGAGGCACAAGCGATTGCTTTAGCGCAGGCAGCCGCAGACACTATTGAACGCGAGGGTAACAAGGCGCACCCGTTTTTGATGCCTACGTGGAAGGCAAATAAAAATAAATTTTGGAAGGGAACTTTTAAGCGTATTCGAGCTTCAATGAAAAAGAAACACGGTACCGAGGGTTAATAAATGGGGAAGCAAAAACAGTTAATAAAGCAAGTTGTAGAAAAATTACGCACCGATACCGGTGGCGCAGACCGTTTGGTTGAGTTGACAAAGCACCGCGCAAATCGTATCCGAATAGGGCGTAATTTTGCACCTCGAAAAGATAACACGCCCTATCTTGGCGTATCTATCACAGCCTCTACGCCTATCAATGAAAATGCAACTTTTATCCAGACTGCGCGACTTCGTTTTAACGTGTACGCCAGAACTGAATTGACCGCATTTGATATAGCGGATAGAATCGAAGTTTTGCTTGATGATGAATCAGGCACAAATAAATCGTATTATGATTTTTCGGGATCATTGGTGGGGGAAGTAAGCACACGATCATCAAGGCTAAAAGAGCGAAGCGAGCCTGAATTAGACAACGACACGGAAGTATGGAACATTTTTGTAGAGGCCGATGTTATTTGGGCATCGTCGCCTTGTCCTACCCCCTAAAAATCAAATGGAGTTTTTCTAATGGGAACGTCAACCAATATTATAATTGGTGCGGCGACTGTAACCGTTAATGGTTCGGATGTGGGTTACACAATGGGTGGAACTACGATTCGATACGAACCAGAAGTGCGGGACATTTTCGCCGATCAAGAATTAGGTGTTGTTCGTAAGTCACGAACCGCCGAGCGTATGTACGTTGTAACTACACTCCTTGAAATTACTCTCTCACAACTTCGTATGGCATTTATGATACCTCATGCGCAATTGTCGGGAAGTACCCACCTAACTTTAGGTTATTCAGATGCCTGTTGGGTCGAGGAGAGTCTGCTAGTTCTTTCCGGCAAGTCGCCGGGATGTGGTACGCGAACATTTACTTTTAACAAAGTCACAACTCTTAATTCCAAAGAGTATAACATGACACGAGAAGAAGAAACCGCGTTTGAGGTAGAATTTGAGTGCCTAAAATCAGGTGGATCATTTGGTAATATTGTAGACTCATAAGAAAGGAGACAAAATGGCTAGTTCTGAACTTGGTAGTTTTGTTGATATTGAGTTGACTTCTTTGGGAATCAATACCAATGCCGAGGTACACACTTTTAGGATACCGGGTGAACGCCGAGGAAGCTCGCAGCTAAAGGCTGTTTTGGTATCGCTGCAAGCTGCTTTAAAACGACAGTGGATTTCTCGTAAGCGAGTTAGACACGATGCTCTTAGGTTGCTCCGTGAAGGGGCATTGTAAACAAGGTGCATACGTCTGCACATGATTTTTTTTACAGGAGATTTTTATTATGGGTAACACATACCCTATTGGTAGCTTAACAGTTACTCCGTCTTTCTCAGGCACGCCGGATAACGTGACATTCACTTTGAGTGGGACGAATGTTGGTTTGCTTACAACCACAAAGTTGATTCGTGCGGCACTTCTGGACGGTATCGACCAATGGCTTGTTACTAATTCTGCGCAGCTTGTTACAAATAGCGTAGTGGTGGGTAACGACCCTACCGATACTTTCGGTGGTTCCGATCTTCGCCCCGGTGCGCTCCCCGGTAACGGTGGTAATCAATTAGCGTGGACTTTTTCTGGCCTCGCCGTGGACACGCCTTCGGTTGTTACCACTAGTTTAACGGTTGCTCCAATCACTGCCGCTATTCCTTATGCCGATGTAATCTAAACTGGTTACGATTGTTACGGAAAGTAAAGTATGGATACGATGCAAGAAACCCCACCCCCTACGGGGGCCAAACAAGAAATTGAGAATGAACTTATTGTTAGCTCTCAATTTAGAACAAAAGATATAGACCAAGCGGCTTTTATTTGGTGTCAATGTGATGCAAAGTTAGAGCGGCTTGAAGGTAAAACAGGGAGAGGGACAACCATATTTTTTGTGTTCCTGCTCCCCTTGGATGAACGCAATCTAGCAAAGCTAATTATTGATTATGCAAACGGTGATACAAGAGTAGAACCAAAAAAGTATTGTCAACAGCAGGAAACTTTGCGGGATATGCTACACGATAGCCTTAGAGCAAGAGGAAAGAAAAAGTAATGACTACCACTACGACAAACAAAGTTACCGAACAAGCCACGAGAATAGTTAATAGTGGGAAACAAATCACACTAAAAAGACTAGGTGGTGTTACGGTACGGGAACTATCTTTAGAAGATGTGTTAATACTTAGCCAGGAGTTATCTGAAGTGCTGCAAGCACTTCAAGACCCAAGTACCGCCAGTGACACATCTGATGGTATGGGCGTTATTGTTTCGCTTATGAAAACTCCCGCAACTTCTCGAGCAATTAGGTTAGTCGCTGCGGCTACTACTAACCGTGAACCCGCCGAGTTTGAAAATTTAGGCGTAGGTGATTGGCTGCGTTGGGCTAATGCTTTCAAAGAAGTAGCGGATTGGGAGGAACTAAAAGACCTTTTTACCCAACTGGTGCCAAAAAATCTATTCGGGGACAATTTGACCACCAGTCAATCGGTGAACACATCGCAGAACTCGTTGACCGATTCGCCAGCGAATACGGGTGGACTTCCAAAACGATCTTAAAATGTACCCTTTACCAACTAAGGAATTATTCGGAAGCGCTACGAAATAGAGAGTATGCAAAGACAGTATTATGGCTAACAATGATGCGCGTTTCACAGGGCGATCAAAAGGACGTAAAAACTTTTGTACGCGATATAACCCCACCCGAAAAAGAACGTAAAACAAAGAAGCCTGTACGTATCCCCGAAGGGTTTTTGTACACTAAGGAATAGTCAAGGATGGCACTGGGCGAAGCAGTAATCAATATTCAGGCTAATGTCAAGGGTCTCCTTGGCGGTCTGAATAAAGCCTCTGCCAAAATGAAAAAATTTGGTGCGGGGGTTAGTAAAGCAGGTAAAGCAATTGCCGGCGCAGGCATGAAAATTGCCGCGTTTGGCGCTTCTATATTGGGTGCCTTACTTCCTGCTATTCTTCAAGGCTCAAAGTTTCAACAAACTATGGCCGATGCTGCCTCAGTTATCGGCGATGTGTGGGATATCGGTGAGAAGGGGGGCGAAACGATATCGAACTTTGAGTTGCTAAATCAAAAGGCTAAAGACTTGGGTATCTCCACCCAATTTTCTGCAAGCCAAGTTGCCGAAGCTATGAAATTTATGGGCATGGCCGGCATGTCCACAATGGAAATTACGGAGGGTGTCGGGGATGTATTGAACTTAGCGGCAGCGGGTAGTTTAGATTTGGCGCGTGCTGCTGATATTGCTACCGATACTATGTCTGCTTTTAATATGAAAGCCGCAGATTTAGGGCGTGTCAACGATGTAATGGCGGCCACTGCAAGTAAGGCAAACACATCGATTGACATGATGGGGGAATCGTTTAAATATGCTGCGCCGTTAGCTGCTGGTTTGGGTCAAAGTATTGAAACTGTTTCCACGTTGTTAGGCGCACTTGCAAACAAGGGAATCAAAGCATCATCTGCGGGTACTTCCTTAAATCAAGCAATGGCAACTTTGGCGACGCCCACCGAAGTTCTCACTACTGTTTTAAGGCGTAACGGTTTAACCTTTGATCAAGTAAGCAGTCAACAAAATAACATGATCGATGTTATTTTCAAACTACAAGAAGCGGGGATGAACGCCGGCGACATGATCGAAGCGTTCGGTAAGCGTGGTGGTCGTGCGATGCTTGCATTAGTGCAAACAAGCAAGGAAAAACTAGAAGAATTAAGAAGTGACATTACCAATAGTTTTGGTTCGGCAGCGAAGCAAGCTGCTATCAAAATGAACACGATGACCGGGGACGTTAAGAAATTTTGGTCAGCGGTCGAAGGGTTCAACATAACTATTTTTGAGCAACTAGAAGTTGCAATGCGTCCCATCACGCAGTGGATAACCGGCGCTGTGATGGAAGTAACTAAGTGGGTACAACAAAATCAGCAATTGGTTGGTACCCTAACTCGTGTTGCAGCCGCAATAGGTGTGGCATCTGTTGCTATCGGTTCGATCCTTATGGTTGTGGGCGGTGCAGTGGCGGGTTTAGGTGGTTTAATCGCAGTGGGTCCGGCGCTTATTGCGGCTGTAGGGGGTGCCGTAGTCGCACTGATTAGTTTTAAAGCGGCAATCATCGCGGCTATAGTTGTGGTCGCCATTCCGATCATAGCTGCGCTAGCAGCATCGTGGGAAGAACTAAAAGGTGCTGCGATTGCGGTGTGGCAAAATGGCATTAAACCGTGGCTAGATGGCTTGCTGGCGGGAATGCTTATGTTATGGAGCGTAGCCGAGCCAATTTGGAACATGCTTGTTCAAGCGTTCAAAGATTTGTGGAATACTGTTACCGATTTTATGTCAAGCCTTGCACCCTTTAAAGGGATTATAAAAGGCGTAGCGATGGCGTTTGCTATGTGGACGTTTGGTCCCATTATAGCGGCAATAGCTCTCGTAGTGTTATCGGTAACAGTAATTGTTAAATGGTTAGAGAAACTTATAGATTATGGTAGGCGAGTTGCTGATTTTTTAAGTGGTAATTTTTCACGCGCTTTTGAAAGCGCAGCAACTAAAGTTGAAAGGTTAGCAGCACAAAACAAAAAAGCAAAAGACGCCTCCAAAGCACTAGCCGATAGTGTTTTGAAAAATAAAGAGGCGTGGGATGCTTCGGTAAAACCGATTGGAGAACACGTTGCCCAAACTCGTGCCATGATTGGGGAAATGGCTAATTTTGAAAAATTAACTCCCCTTCAATTAGCATCTCTTAAAAAGAAAACGGATGCGTGGGAGAAAAACGGTTTATCGCATGATCGGGTGATCGCTAGGATAAATAAAGAAATTAAAGTACAGGAAGCGTTGAAATTGAAGCTAGCCGACCAACCGGCAGCGTTAGCTGAAATTAACGCTAGATTAGAGTTGCTGAATGGCGCCAAAAAACAAACTATTGCGGATTCAGAGCGACACGCCGAGGTTGAGCAAGCACTTATCGATAAATTCGGGAGTTTAGAAAAAGCGTACGAGGTACAAATAGCAAAAGCGCAAGCATTAAAAACTAAAACAGACGACCTTACAAAAGCGGCAGAGGTGCAGATAGAAAATTCTAGTAAACTTAAAAAGTTAAAAGAGGAGTTAGCGGATGCCGATGGCCCCATTTTGTCGGGGTATGCACAAGAAGCACAAGCCGTTCAAGATTTAGCCACTAAGCGCCGGGAGTTAATTGATACCCAACTTGAAGCATTAGAATTAGAGAAGAAACACAATTTAGAAAATGAAAAACTTGTTGAAAATATTAACAAGCAGATAGCCGAATATAATAATTTAATTGCAACTATCAATAAAGTTAGGGACGCTGAATTAGCGGTTATTGCGGAGCGGCGGGATAACGCAATAAAAGCATTTGAGCAAACCCAAGAGGAGCAAGCAAGATCGCAGGAAATAACTTTATTGCAGCAAGCGGATAAAACAGAAGAAGCAAACAAAAAAATCTTAGAGTTGAAGAAATGGCAAATTGAAAACGAGCGACAAGAGACACTAAAAAAGATTGATGAACTCTTTAATGCTGAAATCAATTCTGCCCGCGATTTATACCAACGAGAACACGAAATAGCGGTCGCTCGATTACAAGCACGAACCGATCTTAGTGAGGAAGAAAAGCAAGCTAAATTAGAAAATCTAAATGCGGTTCATACCGCAACTATGACCACACTTGACGCACAGCAAGCGCGAAATGCAGAGCGACAAACAGATGCAGAAGATCGGGCAAACAAAAAAGCGAATAATGATATTTTAATTGCAAACAATCAGCGGGTAAAAGACGACGAGGCGCATGCCGAAAAACTTAAGCAAGAAGACGAACAGGCACAAAAAGCGGAGGAAGCAAATCAACGGCAACAGGAAAAAACAACTATAGTAAAAGAAGAAAACAAAGTACAGGAATCTATTTTTCAAAAAATGGCGGGGCAGGTTCAAACTGTGCAGCAGGCCGCAATGGTTATGCACATGATGAAAGAACAACAAATTGCAGATGAGGAAGCAGTTAGAGAAGCACAGCAAAAAATAACCGCTGAAGAAAGGCGAATTGTTAGACTAAAACAGCAGCTAGCAAAGGAAGATAATAGCGCCGAACGTGAGAAGATTCAAAATCAACTGAATATGTCGGAAGACAGTTTGGCATTTGAGCGCGCTCGTTTAAAGAAACGTCAAGATGCAGCCGGTCTGGTTATAGACGAAGGCGTTGTTGATGACCAGCAAGGCAAACTAGACGAGCTTCTTACTATGGAGGCGGGGGTAATACAATTAAAAGATACCGTTGTAGCTAATTTAAATGAGGCGAACGCCGCGTTCCTACAAGCGTCCGGTTGGGTTGATATGATGATGACCCCGTGGTCAGAGAAGATACCCGTTTTTGTAGAAATGGTTACACTAAATTTAACGGAATTATCAATCACTTTGCAAAGTGGCTTAGGCGGCATCCTAGAATCGTTCAACTCTTTCACAAACGGTCTAACTAGCACGGTCAATTCTATGGAATTTGAAGCAGAACGGGCGATGACCGCAGCGAAAAAATTTGCAGCCGCGCAACAGATGTTCGGTGGCGGTGGCGGTGGCGGTGGCAGTGGCGGTAGTCCCGGTAATTTGGGAGGTGCTTAGCAATGGGATTTGCTGTATTAAATGGTTCAAACTTGCCACCTCAATTTTCATATCGACCGTATGCTGCGGGTAAGCGCCAAACTGTGACGCAAACCGCAAATGCGGTAGTGGTGCAAACGTCGAATCCCCAATATATTGCGGGGGACGATTTTATAGATTGGAATATCGATGCGGGTTACCCTTCAGAGTGGCAGACTTTATCTGATTTATATTATACGTCTACGCCATCTTTATATTCTTTTACGGGTTATTGGGGAGATGCCTACACGGTTTTGTTTTGGCAACTTAATCAACCCACGGTGAAGGGGCGCACGTTCGATATGTCGGGTCAGTTTCGTATCATGTCTATCATTTCTTTAACCTCCGCAACTTGTAGCTAAACAATGGGAAACTATACATCTTTTGTAATTCAATCGCTGTACGCTTACTTTGAATTTCCAACTAAGCGGTGGCGTACTGATTATCTTTTGCGCACATCGTGTGACGATGCGGATGTTGATGAGGTAGACCCCGCACCGGAAACCCAGGAGCCATCGACGACCTACGGATACGGTGACGATGGCCAAAAAGATCGCGGTGGCGACAGCGGCGGCGGCGGTGGAGGAGGTGGCGGTGGCGGCGGTGGCGGCGGTGGCGGTGCGTGTCCTCCTTGCGGCGCAGACGTAGAACCGGGTGGCCCGGCTGAGGTGGCTTTAAAATGGAAAGCGGTAGAAGGTGCGAGTAAATATATTGTTCAATTTTCGACGCACAGCCCCTTTAGCGGTACTGTACGCAATCTAAGACCCCAGGGTGGTGGTTCGGCAAGAGTTGACGCGCCGGAAACTTCTTACATGCTAAATATTGGGCGCGACATTGCACACGGTCAGCGAATATGCTGGCGGGTTACTGCGAAGGGTGGGTTAGGTTTTTCTACTCAAGCGTCACCCGTTCGGTGTTTTAATTATTGCCCGCAAGATGCCCCCAAGCCTAACGACGAAGGTGATACGTGTTGTAAAGAAATCGATGTTAAGTTAGAGGTCACGGGTCCAGAAAAAATGAAGTGCATGAGTGATTTTCAAACATTCAATGCGGAAGTGGATTGGGTTAAAAAAGATGATCGAGGAAATACACTAGCTTCAGTGGAATCCGCAGAATTTACCATAGAGGGTGGTGAGGGTATCCAAGATAAAGTTTCGGTGTTGGCGTCTATGGGAGAACCTTTTAAAAAACAATGTATCTTATCAACCACGGGGGATGGTAGCGATGCTGAGCAGTTTACGTTTAAATTGGTTTACACTGTAAATTTTAGTTACCTACCCACTGCTGCTACTTTTGAATGTAGATTTGAAAAAGAAATGACGGTGGACTGCGTGGCGCCCAGCTATGACCCACTTCAGGCATCTCCCTTTTTGTTGCTACCTAGCATCGGTTTGTATGCGCTGGTAACTAGCGGTGGTACTCCCCAGTGGATGCCAATTTCTTGTTAAAGGTAAGCTATGGGCACGTTACGAATCGACCCGGTTACTGGTTGCTTATGCGAGTGCCCAGAAGGTGCGTGCCCTGAATCTGGAAATGGCACGTATGGTTCGCCTACGGCGTTTGCAGATTTGAATTATAACGAATGGTACATTAGGACTGTTTCTTCGTTAAGCGGTGGTGCCGGCCCTTCGATGTACTTTCTAAAACCGCAATCAACCGCGAATCTTGGCGGTGGGTGTAGCTCACCATCGTATGCTTACCGAGTCATCGAAGAAGCGGGACCGGATTTATGCACCAGCGGTTCCTACGGACACCCAAAATGTCAATACAGAGTAAAGCTAGAAGATGCCGGCGATTGCGATTGGGACGCCCGATTATTTCTAACTCGATTGATGACCGGCAAAATTAAAGTGGACTATGCGGTAGGTTCTTCGTCATGCGGTCGATATACGATTTTCCATCATAATCTAGTTGGTCCCGGTGGTACCGACCGAACCAGCTTGCCGGCGAAAGATAATTACGGCGTTTACCATATTGGAAACAGCGGAAGCGACGATAACGATGTGTCGTTTGCGGGGTGTTGCAGCGGCGGTCCTATTTGGAATTTAGGTACAAAAACTTCTACCGTTGCGGCAAGCGGTACGTTTTCGGGTACTACGTTTGATTCGGGATTTGCAATCGAAGTAGACGCCCCTTCTTATGTGCAAGATCAACCAACAACTTTTTTAGCGGTTAGTACCGGACCTAACACCGCAGATTCTACAGACCTTTGGCGACCGGGAATTTATGCCGATATTTTGATTGGCGCGCCGCTTCAGCAAATGATTTTAAAGGTTCGCGCCGCTGAAACGGGAACGTATAAACTAAAAGTGTGGGCGGGGTGTTTTAGTTTAGGTGTTTTCAATGCAACAATTACAGTGGGTAAAGTTTCGATGGATATTAGCGCGAAGATTGGCAGCGGCGCATATACCACGATGATTACAAATTTTGAACCACAACCAACATGGACGCCTAGTACGGGTGACCCCACCATTGATAATTACGCTGGACCGACTGGCACCGTAGGCGGTCCCGATGTAGCGGGGAATGAACTCACAACGGGTGGACCGTGGGCAGAGGAATCTAGCGGTACTTTGTCGCTTACCGCTGGCGATATTGTAACTGTTAAATGCGAACGCGCTTCTAAGTGGGCTACGTGGAATCCCGGCGGGAGCGCAACATATCGAGACTTGTGGCGAGAAAAAGCACTTAGCGCGGTGGGGTTAATAAAACAATGATATATCGTGACGCTATCGCCCTTATAGGGTCCGACCGACTAGCCTATTTTCAACAGGTTGTGCAGACGATTTCACGTAATAAAGATATTGAGAAATTGGATATATTTTTATTCTTAGATCGATCTTTACGGGAGGATGCCAACAAAATAATGAGGCAGCATGTTGACGCGGTTACTCAGTACCTACCACAAGCTACTATTATCAGGCGAGAAGAAAATTGGGGGTGCGGAAAAAACATAATAGATGCTAGGCGGCATCTGTTTGATCGGCTAGGCTATGACAAAGTTTTTATCGTTGAAGATGATATGCTTTTGTCGGACACCTATTTTTCGTATTGTCTTAATCTTTTAAATTGGGGCCGCGAAAGATACGGTAATATAGGCGCGGTTCAGGGGTGGTACAAATGTTTTTTATCTAAGGAAGAAAAATTAAAATGGTTGGGTGTGGTGCGGGCAACCTTTATATCAAATTGGTGGGGTTATGTAATTACGCACGAATGCTGGAACGATATTCGGGGGTATGTATATGAGTTTGAAAATGATAATTTGAATTGTAATTATTGGGACCGAGATCACAAGAAAATTGTAAAGTGGTTTAAGTCTAAATTTATTTCTGTTGCACGGAAACCTAATCAGTTTTTAGTTGATACCGATTGGGAACATGCCCGTAATAAAGTAGTGCAAAGTCCCCCCACGGGGCAGGATGCTATAACTTCGCTTGCTATGCACGCCACCGGTTACGTTAGACTTGCGCCGGTTGTAAATAGGGGTCAATATGTTGGCGAAGTAGGAATCCATATGCACCCGAATTGGTTTAGGCGGGAAAGATTTAATGAAGTAGTTTTACACCCTTTTTCGGGGGATGCTATGTGCCATTCGTTTAAACCATTTTCAGACGACATGGTGAAATATTTAAAGGAAAGTCCATCACCCATAGAGGGTCTGCGTATGGTGACACAATGAATGAACAAAATATGGACTGGAGTCACAACAATAAATCATTTATTGAAAAAACTTTTACGTTTGCAAAAGCATTATTAGTTGGGAAAGATGTTTCCGCAGATCAAATAAAAAAGCGGCTTGAAATCTGCGCCACCTGCGACCTTGTAAATGTATCGGCTGAAGGTTCGATGCTATGTGGTATTTGCGGCTGCAAACTACGTGAGCAAGGTTTACACAATTTGGCTAGGTACGAAGAAACGCCCGAATACGGATGCAAGCACCCCAATGGTTCCCGGTGGAAAGAACGCGGAGTATGACATAAAGTGAAAATTGCAATCGTCGGTGAATCGCCTTGCAATCCGTCAGGATTTGGCCAGCAGGTTAGGATGCTCGTAGATGGTTTTTCTAGGCATGGTCACAATGTTTCGTGCGTGTCGGTTGCTTGGACGGACGAAACCTTAGACCATATCGATGAGTGGCGATTACCCAACATTCGTGATTTGGACAAAGTTGATGCGGCATTATCTTTAATCAATCCCGATGTAGTAATTTGTTTTTGGCATACATCCGGCGTACAGGATTTTACATCGCTTAAATATCCCCCCGGTAATTGTTTAGTTTTTTATTGGCTACCGTGGGAAGGCAGCACACTACCACCCGATAGCGAAGATTATTTTAAGCGCGTTGAGTCGGGGCGCATGGTTCATCTTTCAAACTTTGCGCATGAGCTATGGGTTAATCACGTACAAACTAGCGAGGTTATACCGCACGGGGTAGACCCTAAAATCTTTTCACCTGATTACGCTACAAATCCTCTTGTTCAGCGCCAACTTTTAGTATCCAAATGGCGCGAAAAATTAAATGCACCTATCGATATCAACGATATAATTATTTTAAGTGTGGACCGAAACATATGGCATAAAAGGTGGGACGCCTCTTTTGACTTTATAAAAAAGTTACAAACAAAAACAGAAAAAAGAATCCGTTTTATTGCGCACACCAAAAAAATAGAAAAGGGTGTAAAACCTGTTGATGGCTACGATTTACCCGCACTTGAAAAGACGTATGGATTAGATAAGGGAACTGTAATTTATACCAATTTTGATTGGATGCGGGGTTTACCCCGATCCGATATGGCAGACCTTTATCGAGTTGCTGATTTAAGAATTTCAATGTCACAAGGCGAGGGTTTTGGAATCCCCACAATTGAAGCGTCTATGTGTGGATGCTTACAGATTGTAAACAATACAACTACGATGCCCGAACTATTCCCCGAGGGTAGCCCATGCCTTGCTGCTCCTGCAATGTCGGAATCGAAACGAGGTGTTTTGTATCAAGTACCTAATGTAAACGCGATGGTAGGCCGCGCTCATAGATTATTATTTAAAGCTACGGATAAGGTTAGGTCTCAAATAGTTCATTCCAATTATAAACACGCACTTGCACATTTTACATCTGAAAAGATGGTATCCGCATGGTTGAAATTGATAGATACTAATTCAAATTATCCCGATTCAAACCGCTGGTATAGATTCCGTGACGGGTACGAAACAAATCATCACGCTGAGCGCGACAATTACCATATGGCGCAGGTGCTAACTAAGTTTGGAGACGATTCTAAAGTTTTAGAATTAGGATCATTTACGGGTAAATTTATTGAGTCCTGTATTTCAAGTGGCTTGTTTGTACACGGAATTGAACCAGATGTTGCCGCGTTTGAATTAAGCAGCAATAAATCAAAACTACTTTCTCGCAATATTTCATTTTTGGACGAATGGCCCGAAACTGATATAATTGTGGCAACCGATTTTTTAACTCTGTATCCTACAAACAAAGCGAAAGAAATTTTGGAGCTAGCCGCTTCTCGGGGTAAGTGGATCGTAATACGAAATAAGCCTCTCTATCGGAAAGGTAAAATTACGTACGACTTAAAGTGGGCAGATAAGTTTTTAGAGGGGCTAGGTTCTGGCCGCAGATATGATTTAGAAAAGGTTATCTGTTCGCGATGGTTCAAAGAATTTTCGCACGAAATTTGGCAAACGAAAGAGAGTTGGGAAGACGTACTCATTCCCCCAGGATTTGAATAATGGCAAATTTTATAAATTTAGTTTCTTGGAATGTTTCGTGTGCAATTCACGGTGAATATTCTGCGGGTATGTCGGTTGTAGACAAAGACGACGAATACGATGTAACCTCTCATTGGTCCCCTATTTCTTGCACGTTAGAAGCGACTGCACCTACGATCCAGGCGGCAGGTGTGGCCACCTCTGACGTAGCCGGGTCTATTCAACACGTGTACGGGATCATTGAAAGTATATCAAGCACTGAGGGTATCAGTGAAAAAACAAAAAGTTTTAAGGTGGTGTCGTTTTTTTCTCGCCTACAAAACAAACCCGTTATCGAACATGGCACCGGTACTATCCAATCTATTCTAAATACGATTGCACTTGGCGATTGTGGGATGCCCGCAGACTTGTTTGATTTTTCTGCTGTGCCTACGCAGTACACGTACACTGGAATTATCAAAGGTGAAAATGTATTAACTGAAATGAGAAGGTTGGCGCAGGCTGCCACGTGTTACTTATTTGTAAACGAACAAGGTAAACTAATTGTTGCTCCGTGGAAGGATGCCGGTTCCTCCGTCGATTACACGATTCCCCCCGCTTTTATTATCGGCGCTGGTAAAGAACTAACCCCGAAACCTCCTGCTTCTATTGTAAAAGTGCGGGGCCAAGATTTAGGATCGGTAGACCCACCGGGGCATTTTATTAGGTCAGCTTCAAAATTAGCTAACGCTAATTTGGGGACGGGTGGTGTTGTTAGGGCACACCATACAGGAGCATCATCACCAGCAGGTTTGTCACAAGTAACCAAGATTAGTAAGGGTGGGACCATTACCTTACCACCCAACATATGGAACGCCGATGCTCCTAAATCAGATGAGCAGGGAATGGGAATGTCGCCGGGGGTGGAAGATGTAGCGTGGAACAGTAAAGGCGAATTGGTAAAAGTTAAAGAAAATGCAACCCGCGAAAATTTTACTCCTTCCGGTTTGGGGGGAGTTGCCGCAACTAATTTTATTACTGCTACCGCTGTTTCAGGGCAGGGTATTTTTGGCCGTAAAATTTTAATTATATGTAACGCGGTGCCAACTGCGGCGTCTATATCGGTCAGGACTCGAGGGCAAAGAATCACTGTTACGTTTGAAAGTGGCACCGCTGATTTGGACGCAATCATAGCGGCAATAAACGCAAATGTGGCGGCTGCAAAACAGGTGACTATGTCGGGTGTTGGAACGTCTGCGGTTTTAAATAGGTTTACTTTCTTTTTGGATGATGGGGAAACAATAGATCGTGATGAAGAATTAGAATATGGTATGGAGGCTACTTCGGTGGGATATCGACCTCCAGAAGACCTCGGGAAGTCGGGGGCGGTACGTTTCGGTGACTACAAAACAAAAACAGATTTAGACCTTAGAGCGCTTCGAGATTTTGAGAGTGGTGAGGAGGTACACAAAGCCGGTTTTCCTGCCGGTGGCGCTAGGGCCGGCCAGTCCGATGACGATATGCAATCAGATGAACCCGACCCGCTCAGAGTGGAGGCGAGTTTAGGTGATTGTAATGTTCTTACCTTTGCAGGCATTGCAAGAGAAGAAGTCGATAATGAATACATTGCATCCAATTCTCAAGCTGACTTAGTAGCCATTCGATATATCAACGAAGTGGATTTAGATAGAAATTCGTACAAAGTAGACATGGTGTACAATCCAAACATAAAGTTAAATGATGTTGTACAATTTGACCTACCCCAAACAGGCGTTACGATACGGGGGCCGGTTGTCGATATGACAATAAATTATGCTGCAAATCCGCAAGCTACCATGTCGATAACGGTTCAAAATGTTTTATCGTTAGGCAACGATCCACCTTCTTCTAATCTTATTACTTTCCCAGACATTCCATATATGGGAGGGCAGGTGTGGGTAGATAAATTTTCTAAGGCATTCAAAGCTAACTATTCTGCAAACACTATTGCAATAGGTGCAGGCACTCCCTGCGTTATCACGGACACTGCGAACGGATTCGTGGACGCAGGCTTTATTGCCAACCAGTGGATTTATATTACAAATTCTGCGCATCCAGAAAACATAGGGAGATTTCAAATCGCATCATTATCCGCAGGTACTCTTACGATGCGGGCAAATGATACGCTAATATCGGAAGCGGCAGGGCGTACCCTACAACTACGTCATGCGGCTGCTGAGCCTAGCGAGTTTCAATATGTCCGTGCGTTAGCCGGAACCATTGTACTTAATATGAAAGATTCGGGGGTTGCCCGGTTTGCACAGCAGACGATAGCCACTATCATAGGCAAAACATATAAATTCAAATTCTCTGCGAATCGTGTTAGCGGCGTAACTGCTTTAGTTTTTACATATGGTACCGGTTCTGCTACTATTACCCCTGCAACAGAACAAACTTTACTTGAGTATGAATATTCACACATTGCCTCCTCGATTTCTACAACTTTAAAATGGGAGGCCACAGGAGAATGTCGGTGGGAGGTGTCTACAGTTGCCGCGCACCGTACTAATTAAACTATGGATAAATTTGTTTCCGACTTGTTTAGTCGCCCCCTACCTATTTCTAATGATGCGCTGGTTGTTTATTTTATTATGCGTAGCGATATAGCCAGGAATGAATCGGTGACATCCCGCATTTTAAAAGAGGACGGCAAATTGGTTTGTGGTTTGGATGTTCCCACCATTGCGCAAAGATCGGGACTTTCTGAACTCAAAGTAATAACAATGTTTGACCTGCTATCAAATGTTGGGTGGCTAAAATCCTTTTCTAAAAATACGTATCAGTTGGGGGAGGTTAATAATTTGGTGGTTTATTGGTACGTTGAAGAACTGCCCGAAGAAATTCAACCCAAAGAAGACGAAGTGGTAGACGAAATTGTACGACTTGCCAACGAACAAAATAAACGCAGTGAGTCAAAGCGCCCTAAGCAGTTATCCCAAAAAGTGCAACAAAAGATTGCTGCCGAATCTTTAGGTGGTTTGGTACGAAAAGAAAAAGCCTCTACGCAAGTTCTGACACATTTTTGTACCAAGGTTGAAAAGTTGTCGGGTCAAAAACCAGACTTAAATTATCAAACAAAATACGTGTATGCCGGGAGGTTGCTTCGATGGTGTAACGAGGACATAAACACCACCAAAGAGTTTATTGATTGGACGTTGAAAAATTGGAAGTTGCTAAAAGATATTTTCTCTGCGGGTGATTTTCCTACTTGGAATTTACTTTGTACCAAAGCAGTTTTTGATAGTGTTTCACGTTTTAGATTAAAGGGAATCCCTACACCTGAGCAGCGCGCCAAAAAGGATACCACCGGGTTAGCGACACGCGCCGATACAAAGGAAATCGAGGGTGCCAAAGATGCAGGATGGTAACAAGCAACTACTCATTACAGATCACTATCTGCGCCGATTATCCATCCCAAAAGTACATTGGGACGCCTCGTATGAACGCATCCCGATGGGATGCAAGCACCGGGGAACTATTCGGCGATATTTAGATGACATAGAGGCCCATATTTTGACCCCTGCTGGCCTCCTGCTTTTTGGTGAGTATTCAACCGGGAAAAGTGCAATAGCGTCCCTGTGCCTAAAGGAAGCGGCACGGTGTGGGATTGTTGGGTATTGGATAAGTGCAGGCGACCTACCCCGCTATCAAATCAATGGTGAGCCTTTTGATGAGGAGGTGAGTTGTTATATTCGAGCATGTTCGGTTCCGCTGTTGGTAATCGATGAATATTTTATGCGTGCAGAAATGAAGTGGACCGAGGATGCCGTAGATGCCCTTGTAAGGCATCGAGTCGATGACCGGTTATGCACGATCATAACCACCAACCATGCTCCCCCGCAAATACAGAAGGCTAGGCCAGCCTTAGCCGCAGCATTGCTGGAAGCAGTGTACCCGGTAAAAGTGTCCGGCCACGATTTTAGAAAAGAAATAGGAAAATTGATTGACATTTAGGTTGTGCCTACGTATGCACAAAAGGAACAAGAATCTATGGACAGTTTAGGCGCTAGGTTAATTCGCTCGCTATTATCGGCGAAAGAAACAACAAAACTTTCCGAGTACCGCATAAATACTTCTGATCTTTTAGGCGATGCTTCCAAAGCTATGGCGTGGGTTTTGGAGTTTGTACGAAAACATGGCGAGTGGCCATCCCAAAAAATTGTAGAGGAAAATTGTGGTGTCGAGTTGCCCAGCGAAGCAGACCCCCTAGATTATATTTGCGATCAAGTGCGCAAACGGTCGTTAGGTAAATCGTTAGAAAGTGATTTAAGAAAAGCCGCCGAAAAACTAGAAGGCCGCGACCCCGACGAAGCCATTCGACTTGTAAGCGATGCGGTAATAAGTCACCGCAAAAAATCGATAATAAAAAGTGATGTAATTAGTTTTCGTGAGTCGGGAAAAAAGCGGATTGAACTATACGATTCGTTGGCGGGGTTAGGTGGCTACCACGGAGTTGAAACACCGTGGGGGGGTCTCAACGGAATGATTCAAGGGTGGGTGGATGGTACGCTCAACGTAGTAACCGCGATGCAAAATACTGGCAAAACATGGTTCCTCGGTGTGTGTGCAAATCATGCGCTAAGTTTAGGAAAAAAGGTTGGTTTTATTACACTTGAAATGTCTACACAACGTATTGCCCGCCGTATGGATTCGATAAAATACAAAGTACCTTTTAAGCATTTACGAAACGGGGACATGGACGATGTAACTGAGGACACTTGGAAGCGGGAAGTGCTACGAGACACCACGGGAGAGGGTGACATTTTATTTACCGACAAACAACTTATTCGGTCGGTGGGGGATGCAACATCATTTGTTATGGAATATCGACCAGACATTTTATTTATTGACGGTGGGTATCGATTCCAAGCAGCAGGCCGTAGTAATTGGGAGCAGCAAGTTGATGTTGTGCGGAGTTTACAATTATCAGCAGAGTCAACTAATATTCCGTGGATTGTGTCAACACAACATGGGGATGCAAGTGAAACGGGCAAAGATAAAAAATCATCTACGGCGATGCGGGCATGGGGAGTTAGATTTGCTAAGGAGTGGGTTACCGATCCTGATGTAGTGATTGGATTGTTTGCCAATGAAGATTTGCGAATTTGTAAGGAGTTAGAAATTTGTTGCCTCAAAATGAGAGACAATGCGGGAGAATTTCGCAGCGAAATAAAAATAAACTGGGATACCACCGCTATGAATTTTTCAGAAATAGAAGGGGACGCCCCCGAAGATTTGGGGGAAGCGGTCGTTTCTTTTTAAGTTGACATTTTATGTGATACGGGATACAGTCCACCTTAACCTTTAACCTTTGGGGATTTAACTATGGAAATCACTTTGCACGGAAAAGTTGAAGGGCACGAACTTACAAAAAATCTTTTTGCATCGTTTGATTGGCAGGGAGTCTACGAAGAAGAACCGCAAACCTATGATTGCCCCGGTGGTTGGTCTTGGGAATGCCACGAAGTAACAAACGCAAAAGTTTATGATAATTGGGAGTGTACGAAGGGACGCGATGCCACCAATAATCAAATTGAAGAAATGACAACTCACGTGACCGATTGGAAACCTCAAGAAGCGTTTGATCGGTCTGATAACGATTAGGAAGGTGCCAGATGAAATTGATAGTAAAAAAATCACGCTCAGGCAAGTGGTATATCGGACCATTCAAAAAAACGGATTGTAGGTTTAAGTGGGCGGGACCGTATCCAACTCAGGCCGATGCGAACGAGGATCGACTGGGGATGGGGCGTTTTATGCGAGGCAGTGGATTATTTGAAAGCAAGAAAAATTAGGCACGACAAATACGTATGACCTATAACGATTTAATGGTTGTTCTCTCGAGATTGGGTGTTGCTACCGATTCGATAAGTGCATCACGCCCAAATCAGGTATTGATTCCGTGTGTGCTTGCTAAGTGGATGCACAAGAGCGGTAGCGATTCGCACCCTTCGCTAAGCATCCGATACGGCGATGCCGACAAATGGACCGTTTTCAAATGCTTTGCATGTAAGGAGCAGGGGCGACTATGGGAACTTGTAGACTCTGTGGGCCAATTTACAAACGATTCCGAAATAAAAAATCTATCATTACAACTTGTCGAATCCGATAAGCCTAGCCTTTCTGCTAGATTCTCGAGCATGTCCGAATCGTTTGACGATTGGTTTAGATCGACACCCGATGGCATCGCTCGTACTTTAGATGAATTTATATTGGAAAGATTTAAGGTGGCCTACAGCGAAGAAGTTGCAAGACTTTATTTGCAAAGTCGCAAAGTCGATGAAAAATTGGCGACCCTGTTTGACATAAGATACGATCCACGATCTAACCGTGTGTTATTTCCGGTGAGAAATAAAAACAAAGAGTTGGTTGGCGCGGTAGGTCGATTACTTGGGGAAGGTGAACCGCGCTATTGGAATTATTTAGGATTCCCCGCCGGCAATACACTAGGGGGCATCGAAAAATTGACAACCAATTCCACGTTAATTGTTGTGGAAGGATTTTTTGATTTACTAAGGTGTTATCAATGGGCATCCGACAACAACGCCGATGTGGTATGCACGTGGCGTGCTGAAATTTCAAAAACTCAAGCGGGCATCTTGGCAGGACTTGATAAAAATATTCAATGTTGGTATGACCAAGATGAGGCAGGTTATCGCGGATTCGATGTTATGAAAAAATCCCTAACGGGAGTCTACGGATTGAAACGGGCTAATTGGCCCGAAGCAATAGACGTAGGGGCAATGTCCCCAAAAAAGTTTGCATCAATTTTTGAATCTCTTAAAGGAGAAATCTAAATGGCGAAGAAGAAAAAAAAAGCAACTTCCAAACCGTGGGAAGTAAGTGATGGCGGTTTAGTTGGAAGCGATCTCGGTAGCGATACCGTTAAAAGAGCGGGCAGCGTAACATCTAGATTTTGGTTACCCAAAGGCGAGGAGCGCCGGATTATTTTTTTAACCGAAGG